CACTAGTAAACAACAGTTTGCTATTGAGTTTGAGTGTGAGTTTTTAGGATCTGTTGATACTTTGATATCAGCAGCAAAACTAAAAGCATTAGTATATGAGGAACCAGAAGAACAGAATGGTAAGTTGAAAGTATATGAGAAACCTTATCCAAAAAGAGATTATATTGTAACCGTTGATGTGGCAAGAGGTATCTCGAAGGATTATAGTGCCTTTATAGTTGCTGACATCACAGAGTTTCCATATAAGATTGTAGCAACGTATAGAGACAATGAAGTAAAACCAATGATATTTCCATCAGTTATTGAGGACGTAGCAAGAGGATATAATAATGCCTACGTGTTATGTGAGGTAAATGATATTGGTGATCAAGTAGCATCTATTCTATTCTACGACCTTGAGTATGAAAATTTACTAATGGTTGCTATGAGGGGTCGTGCTGGTCAAATAGTAGGATCAGGATTCTCTGGTGTCAAAACTCAGTTAGGTGTGAAGATGAGTACGACTACAAAAAAAGTAGGATGTTCTAACTTGAAGACTTTGGTTGAAGAAGATAAACTTACATTTTGTGATTATAATATCATCAGTGAACTTACTACATTCATACAGAAGAAACAATCATTCGAGGCAGAAGAGGGGTGTAATGATGACCTTGCTATGTGTTTGGTTATCTTCTCTTGGTTGGTAGCACAGGATTATTTCAAGGAGATGACTGATCAGGATGTAAGAAAAAGAATTTATGATGAACAGAAAAATGCTATAGAACAGGACATGGCTCCATTCGGATTTGTATGTGATGGGTTTGATGAAGAGACTGAAATAGTTGAGGAGGATGGTACTGTTTGGAAGGCTGACGAATACGGAGATCGTTCATATATGTGGGACTATACCCTATAGACCGCAAAAATCCTAAATAATTTCAGTCAAAAGTTCGGGTACTGTAGGGAGTTAGAATGGCACTTCGATTAGCATCTCCAGGTATTTCAATAAAAGAGGTTGACCTTACTAGGGGTGGCGTAGACTTTACACTCAACGTTGTTGGTGGTATTGCTGCTCCTTTCCGTAAAGGCCCTGTTAATGAGATAACCAGAATTAATAATGAAAAAGAGTTAGTTGACACATTTGGGGAACCAGGTGTAGGAACAACTGACTTCCATTACGAAGCATGGTATGGTGCAGCACATTACTTATCCTATGGTGGTAAGTTAGATGTTGTCCGTGTTGGTGGTGGAGATCTAAACACAGCAAACGCTGCATCAGGTCAAGCAAGTTTAAATAGTCTTCGAGTAGATAGCTACGAAGATTATGTAAACAATCAGGCAGACGATACCACTTGGTATTTTTCTGCTAGAAACCCAGGTCACTGGGCAGAGAATGTAAAAGTAGCAGTTATTGATAACGCTGCTGACCAAACAATTACAGGTGTTACCACAACTAACTGGGCAGTTGGTTACGGTGTTACACAAACACTAACAGGTGTTACAGTTGGTGTTGGTACTACTGCTGCTGCAACTGGAATGTTGAAGGGCATCATTTCAAATATCGGTACTGGTACTATAGACGTTAGAGTTGTAAGTACAGTTATTGCTGGTACAGAAAGTCTTGTAGACTACCAAGAAGGTTCTCAGTTAGAATTCAAAACTGGAACAGGTAATTTAGTTGGTATCAACTCGTCAAGTACGGCAAACGTAGGAAATAGATTTACTCCTGCTGCTGGTACTATTAGTGATTGGTACACAGCTCAAAATATACTAACAAGTAAAGATGATGGTGGATCAGACATTGTAACTCTTCCTTGGAAGGCGGTTCTGAACAAGCCAAAAACAAATAATTATGTCACTAAGAGAAACGGAGCAAACGATGCTCTTCACATTGTGCTTGTTGATGCAGGTGGCGGTGTTACAGGAGATGTAGGATCTGTTCTTGAGAAACATGCTAACTTATCTAAAGGTAAGGATGTAACTCAATCTGGTGGTAGAGCAATTTACTACAAAGATTACATTGCAGATAATTCAGACTTTATTTTTGCAGGTGCTTCTCCAGTAACAGGAACTGATAGTTATTGGGATACTGAACCATTACCATCTGGATTTAGTGGTGGTTTCGTTGCTGTAACAGATAACGCTGGTGCATGGGGTCAAGAATCTAAGAAGATTAGGTTCTCCTCTATAGGTAACCAAGTTTACACTCTTACTGGTGGTAAAGATTACACTGGTATAGGTTTATTTGACGCACCATTAGGCGACCTTCTGAATGGTTACGATAAGTTTGCTGATCCAGTAGACAGTGACATTAGATTCTTACTTCAAGGATCTGCTCATAAAACTAAGGAAGAAGAGCAAGCAAAAGCAAATAAGATGATCCAGATTGCCGAAGGCAGGAAGGATACAGTTGCTGTTATTTCTCCTCATAGAAACGCAACAGTCAACGTTGCTTCTGCAACAGATCAGTTGACTAACGTTCTATCGTTCTTCTCACCAATAACCTCATCATCATACGCAGTATTTGATTCTGGTTATCAGTACGTATACGATAGATTCAATAAGAAATTCATCTATATGCCTTCCTCCAGTGACATTGCTGGATTGATGGTAAGAACAGATAGGGATCAGTTCCCTTGGTTCTCTCCTGCTGGTACAGCAAGAGGTGGTCTAAACTTTACAGTAAAACTAGCATTCAATCCAGGTCAGGATGCAAGAGATAGGTTGTATGCACAACGTGTAAACCCAATCATCTCACAGGCTGGTCAAGGTGTAATACTATTTGGTGACAAGACTGCTCTTTCTTATGAGAGTGCATTCGATAGAATCAACGTCAGAAGACTATTCATCGTAGTTGAAAAAGCAGTTGAGAATGCAGCTAAAGCAGCATTGTTTGAACTCAATGACGCTGGTACAAGATCAAACTTCATCAACGTTGTTGAACCGTTTTTACGTGATGTAAAAGCTAAGAGAGGAATTCAAGACTTCCTACTCGTTTGCGATGAGACAAATAACACACCTGAAGCTATTGATCGTAATGAATTTATTGCTGATGTTTACATCAAACCAGCACGTTCGATTAACTTCATCGGACTAACATTCGTCGCTACACGCACTGGAGTATCCTTCAGTGAAGTTGTAGGAACTGTGTAATAGGAGACCCCCACAACTATGGCATTAGACAGAAACATTTTTTCCATTCCGAATAACGAAAGAAGTATTGATTCTTTCAAAACTAGATTAGTTCAGGGTGGTGCTCGTCCAAACCTCTTTGAGGTTGAAATGGCATTCCCAGACGATGTTAGACCTCCAGAACTAATTGATAAAACAGATTACAGAATGCTCATCAAAGGTGCTCAGTTACCTGCATCAAACATCGCTGAAGTTATTGTTCCTTTTAGAGGAAGACAACTCAAGGTTGCTGGTGACAGAAGATTTGATCCTTGGACAATTACCGTAATCAATGACGGTGACTTCAAGATTAGAGAAGCATTTGAGCGTTGGGCTAACTACATCATCAAGGTATCTGATGGATCAGGTACTATTGAACCTCAGAAATACTTTACTGATTGGAGAGTAAACCAGTTAGGTCGTGCAGCTACTGATGTAAATGTACGTGGAGACCAGTCTGGTGCTACACTTCCAGTACTCAGAAGGTATAATATGAAGGGTTGTTGGCCAAGTGCAGTAAGCGGTATAGAACTGTCTTACGACACTCAAGACACTATCGAAGAATTCCAAGTCACAATGCAAGTGCAGTGGTGGGAAGCATACGATGGTCAAAATGGTGATTCTGTAGTATAATAAATACTGAAAACAGAACGGTAGCATAATATTATGGCAAAGCTCTTTGGATTCTCTATAGAAGATGAGTCCAAGAAATCTAAAGGCATAGTCAGTCCTGTTCCTCCTAATAATGAGGATGGGGCTGACTATTATCTGTCTACAGGTTTTTATGGACAGTATGTTGACATTGAAGGTGTTTTTCGTACAGAGTTTGATATTGTAAAAAGATATCGTGACATGGCATTACACCCTGAGTGTGATACTGCTATTGAACACGTTGTCAATGAGGCTATAGTATCTGATCAAAATGATTCTCCAGTTGAGATAAATTTAGATAATCTAAGCGTTAGTGATAATCTAAGAAAAGTAATAAGAGAAGAGTTCAAAGGTGTAAAAGATTTACTTGATTTTGATAGTAAGTCTCATGAGATATTTCGTAACTGGTATGTAGATGGTAGACTACATTACCATAAAGTTATTGATTCAAAGAAACCTGATGAAGGTATTCAGGAACTAAGATTTATTGATGCTCTCAAGATAAAATTGATGAGGGTTCAACCTAAGAATGAGAAGGGTGCTAGGGGTGCTGAAGGTGTTCCCGTTATGCCATACTCAGGGGAAACAACAGTAAACAAAGATGCTAAAGTAGTAGAATTTTATACCTATTATCCGCAAGGTATGGCACAGAGATATGGTTCTGTTGCTGGTAAAGGTGTAAGAATTGCTAAGGATTCTATATGTCATATCCATTCTGGACTAGTAGATAGAAATAAAAAACTAACATTATCATACTTACATAAAGCAATCAAAGGTCTCAACCAGTTGAGAATGATTGAGGACTCTCTTGTTATCTACAGATTATCAAGAGCACCTGAAAGAAGAATATTCTATATTGACGTTGGTAATTTACCTAAGGTAAAAGCAGAGCAATACCTTCGTGATGTAATGAGTCGTTATAGAAACAAACTTGTATATGATGCAAACACAGGAGAAATAAAAGATGACAAGAAGTTCATGTCAATGCTCGAAGACTTCTGGTTACCAAGACGAGAAGGAGGACGAGGTACTGAAATCTCTACGCTTCCAGGTGGTCAAAATCTTGGAGAACTTGCTGACATCGAGTACTTCCAAAAGAAACTCTACCGTTCATTGAACGTTCCTGAGTCTCGTATTGGAGATACTGGTGGTTTCAATCTAGGTAGATCATCTGAGATTTTACGTGACGAACTTATGTTTAGTAAGTTTGTTGGTAGGTTGAGAAAGAGATTTAGTGCTCTCTTTTTAGATCTTTTAAAAACACAGTTGGTTCTAAAAAACATTGTCACCCCAGAAGATTGGGCTAAGATGTCTGAGCACATACAGTTTGACTATGTGTATGACAATCATTTTGCAGAACTAAAAGATCATGAGTTG